TTTCATCGAGTAACGAGGCTATGACCATAGTGTCAATGATCTTGCCGTTGATGGTAAACCCCATGCGCCGTGCCCAACCCGCATCGTATTGTGCGTTGTGCATAATTTTATCAGCGGGGCTTTCAAAGACTTTCTTTAGCCAACGGTTTGCCTGTTTTTCACAAATGTTGCCACCGCCAAAATGTCGGACAGGTATATAACCTTTCCAACTTTCTGTGGCGACGGCATATCCTACAACCTCTCCATCTCCAGTTGCCCAACCGGGTCCGGAGTTTTTTATATTGGGGTCTTTTGTTTCTAGATCTATCGCTATGCGTTTTGCGTTGGAAAGATCGGGTAGCTCACTTGGCGGCACCCATTCACTATCAGGTGGAAACATCGCCATCTGTAGACTCACTTTTCTCCACCCAAAGCGGCATAGCCGCAGATATCGATCCATGAGTCAGATTTATCAGAACCCATAAGTCTAGCGGCTTTGACCATTATCATGCAGACCGCTACGTCTTGACGGGAAACTTCTGTACCCAAGTAAACAGACCACAAGTCTGCTATATTTTTGAAATTTTCTTTCGCGTCGCCGTAGTCGGCGGCTCTGGCCCCGTTAATCAGGGTCTCTGCTTGCCTCAATATTTCGTCACGTTTCATATGTCGTAACTCCTTGTCGCGTCTTCTGGTTCTACTATGTACAAGTTCTTCCTTGTACGCGTTACGCCGACGTAGAAAACACGGTGAACATCGTCGGGCGCAATTCTCATTGTACTATCTGCGGCGGGTGACAGGTCTGTGAACAACACAACGTTATCTGCTTCACCACCTTTTGACCCGTGGATCGTGGACACAGATATGCGAGGCACTCCATTGAACTTTTCTCCACGACGCAAGAGGGCTGTAATGTATGCCCTGTCTTTATCTGGTATTCTATCCATAGCTGTAGACCAGATCATGTCTTTTGTTGCAATAAGTCCATGTTGGATCTGTAGATCATCTATGTTTACCAACTCATCATCTGGCACACCTTTTAGTTTTTTATAGCCACGCGCTATACGATTGCCTGTAGACATAAAACTATAAATGTTTCTTACGGTATCTACGGGAACTTCTCTACCTTTTTGTAAATCTGTCCATCCGTTGACGGCGTCACTTAACTTTTCACCTATGGACCGTGAGCCGCGATATTCGTACAGATATCCAAAAGATTTTAGGTCAGAGGCCACGGGCTGTAATTGATAACCCGCTTGCGCTAATATAAGCCAAGAGCCTTCGCTCATATCCAACTCTGCAACTTGCGTAACTCTGGTGCAAAGTCCACGCTCTTCGCGAGGCTTGTAAATCTTCGGATATCTAAATCTAATTCTTTTTGCTATGGTTTCGGCTACCGCATGCACACTAGACGGTATTCTGTAGGATTGTTGCAATGTCTCTGACGCACCTTCCAAGCTAAGAAAGTGGTCAACATCTGCCCCTGCCCATTTGTATATGGCTTGGTCATCATCCCCTGCACAATACATTTTGGCAGTTTTTTTCTCTATCAGGTGAGCAATGTCCCATTGCATGGGCGACAGATCTTGCGCTTCGTCTAGAAAACAAATGTTGAATTTAGGACAGTATTGGTGACCTTTATCGATAAAAGACTGAAGCATATCGGTAAAGTCGTACAACCCACTTTCATACTTATATTTGCGTAAGCATCTATCAACGTGGTTAATTGTATTCCAATCATATTCTATGGTGCTCGCGTTGTATTGGCTTCGCAAAGATACCTTTCTGAGCCTTGCCAGATTTATGAGACTTAGAATTGGATCAGAAGCTTTCACCATTTCTGGTATGTCTTCTTCAATAAGATTGTTTCGTCCGGTAACCAATGGAATACCTATAACCTGACTTAGTTCGGTGTAGTCGGCGGGTTGCATTATCTGCTCTGGTCTTATGCCAGATAAGGACAAAGCAAAGCTGTGAAGCGTTCGAAAATATTGTAGATCTTTCTTTGGATCTAGACGAAAGCGCTTTGCGGCTCTCTCCTTGGCCTCGTTTGCTGCTTTACGAGTAAAAGCTAGAAAGCCAATGCTTTGAGGCGGAGTGCCCGCCTCTAGTGCTTTGTCTACCATATTCAAAAGCGTCGTAGTCTTTCCCGTTCCGGGCGGGCCGAATATTCTAAACATCAGAATGGTGCCTCCCCTTTGGTGGCAAACATAGGTGTTGCGATATCAACATCTCCATTTTCGAAAGCGGGGATCTTCCAAACGCGGACAGGTCTGCCCTTTATTTTAAGAAGTAAGCTTTCTCCGTTTATGTCCCGTAGTCGTTGTGCAATCTTATGCGACTTGAGTTCAAAGAACTTATTCTTTTTAAGAAACGCCTCAAAGTCTTTCAACCTGAAGTATGTAAGCTGAGTCTCCTCATCTGTCCAAGGGCGGCGGAGCAAGATCTCTTCTTTGTCTTGAGCGGTTTGAAGCAATACACAGAACTCTTCCAGATAGTCATAGAACTGACCGTGGATACTGGCATCCTCTGCCACTTCAACAATAGCACTTTCGTTTTCAGACATTTCACTGAGGAGGGCACTAATACGCCCCTCCCACTGTATCTTACTGATAGAACGAGGCATTACGTTAAGTTGCTCCATACATGCCTTTTGGAATGACGGCTGACTCATCAAAGCTTCTGTGTCTAATTCAAGTGGTTCACCGTTTACATCCAAAAACCAAACAGGCGGTGTTGAATTGTATTTACGCAGATTTGCGATAGGCACTCCGGAAGCGGCAGCCCCAACGCCAAACTTTTGTGTTCGGCAAACGTCTTTGTTACAATATGCATTGATGGGGGCGTCAGAACATTTGTAAGCATATTCTTTGCGTTGCACCTGTTTAGCTACAAGGTTGACTTCGTTAAGGGGCAACGGTGGTTCAAAAAAATCGTTATTGTAACGTAGGATCTCTGACTCCCATGTATCTGGGTTAGACTTTCGTAAGTAGACGCCGACATTAAACAAGCCGTTGTTTCTCCCACCCTCTGATATTTTCATGCGGGCAAGAACCTTGAGACACGGAGGACCGTCTTTGAAAGCGTCACCATCTGACTCTTTGGTAACCTGAAGGGCTATGATTTGTTCTGGCGTTTGCTTATGCGTCTCGTAAAGCTCAAAGAACTCTTCAAGCGTAGCAGACGTACCATCATCCAGAATAGCGTATCGTAGACCCTCTTCTGCGTTATAATACGGTAAGTTTAAAAAGTTACCAACATCACCCCGATCTAAATGTAACTTTACCTGTTTTGGAAATACTTCACTACCGCCATACCCAAGAGCCGCGGCTATATTCTGTAAAGACTTCTGCATATCTGACGCTTCTACCCATTCTACAGAGAACAGGAAGCAGTGCGCTCCGCCAGATTTGGATCGACAGACTACCAAAGGTAGTTTCAATCGTCTTATCTTTTCTACTAATTGTTTATGGTCAAGCGGGTATTGATCTACGTCAACACAACCCCACTTGCATTTATTTTCTGCGTTTATGGGAATAATTCCCAAAGAAGCACCTTTTCCTGAAAGGTGTTCTCGCCACATTTTTGCGGTACGCTGTTCGCGAACTATTGCGGCTTTCCCTGTGTTTTTGCCGTTTGATTGCTGCTTATCGACACGATATGTACCATATGCCTCTTGCAGCCCATCAAAGATGGCTGAAAATTGTTGGACGGACATAATTACCTCAAAAAAAGTGGGCGGCTTGCGCCGCCCGTTGGATTAGAACGGAACTTCGTCCGACTTTTCCTGTCCGTCGTCGTTTTGGTGCTTAACTACAACATCTCCACTGTCGATGCTTTGTGCAAAGTCTCTTGCGCGGACATATATTGCAGCATCGTCAACCTGCTTCTCACGCGAGATTTCCCAGTTGTGCCAACTTCCTTTACTGTTCTCCTCCATCACAGTCTTAGCTTTATAAACAAAACCATAACGCGGTGGAGTGAACGGACCATTTTTGCCCTGCACAGTGGCAGAAGCAATCATGCTATTCCATTTTCGGCTCTTCTTTAAAGCTGTAGATTTCATAGCAATCAAAGCTGTTTCAACAGATCCATCCTCACCAACAATTAAAACAAAATGCTGATGG